ACCGGATGGCCCGCGATTTTTCCCCCCCTCCTACGTGGGCGCTCTGGTGTCCGTTGGATTGTTCCCCCCCCGACCCGCTCCCGCATTTCGCGCCGCTTTGTCTGCCATTATATGTGGTCCCTAAAGTGAAAGACATCTAACAGGCCCAATCATATTGGGCCCTGAATGATTATTTAGTTTTGAAATACTTGGGCGCGAAGTTTTTAGATTTGTATAAATTTGACCCAACTGTGATTGGACTACACAGGCTTTAATTCAAAATGTCTAAGCGGGAAGCCCCGTGGCGTTCTATGGCGGGAGTTAGTAAAGTGCGGCGCTCCCTCAATTTTTCACCTCGTGGAGGTTTGGGCTCTAGGTCAAACAAGGCCATGGAGTGGGTCAACAGGCCCATGTACAAGAAGCCCAGAATTTACCGGGCCTTCAGAACTTCTGACGTCCCTCGAGGGTGTGAAGGGCCTTGCAAGGTCCAGTCCTACGAACAGCGGCACGACATCTCACATGTCGGCAAGGTGATGTGTATATCCGATGTCACCCGTGGTAACGGTATTACGCACCGTGTGGGTAAGCGATTCTGTGTTAAGTCTGTATATATTTTAGGTAAGGTATGGATGGATGAGAATATTAAGCTCAAGAACCACACGAACAGTGTTATGTTCTGGTTGGTCAGGGATCGTAGACCGTATGGTACACCAATGGATTTTGGCCAGGTGTTCAATATGTTTGACAACGAGCCCAGTACTGCAACGGTTAAGAACGATCTTCGAGATCGTTATCAGGTTATGCACAAGTTCTATGCCAAAGTAACTGGTGGACAATATGCCAGCAATGAGCAGGCTCTGGTCAAGAGGTTCTGGAAGGTCAACAATCATGTGGTGTACAATCACCAGGAGGCTGGGAAGTACGAGAATCATACGGAGAACGCTCTGTTATTGTATATGGCATGTACTCATGCCTCAAAACCCGTGTATGCAACGCTTAAGATTCGGATCTATTTTTATGATTCGATTTCAAATTAATAAATTTTGAATTTTATTGAATGATTTTCGAGTACATGGTTTACATATGACCTGTCTGTCGAGAAACGAACAGCTCTAATTACATTATTAATTGAAATAACGCCTAATCGATCTAGATACAATAAAACTAAATACTTGAATCTATTTAAATATGTCGTCCCAGAAGCTGTCACTGATGTCGTCCAGACCTGGAAATTGAGGAATGCTTTGTGGAGATCCAATACTTTCCTCAGGTTGTGGTTGAATCTGATGTTGATGTGGTAGATCCTGGTGTTGGTGTAAACTAGATCCTCTACCTTTGTTATCTTGAAATAGAGGGGATTTGTTATCTCCCATATATAGACGCCATTCTCTGCCTGAGGCGCAGTGATGTATTCCCCTGTGCGTGAATCCATGGTTGCTGCAGTTGATGTGGACGTATATGGAGCAACCACAAGTACAGTCGATGCGTCTACGGCGAGTTGCTCTCTTCTTCGACGCTCTGTGTTGAATTTTGATAGAGAGGGGCTGTGAGGGTGATGAAGATAGCATTATGGAGCGTCCAGTTTTTTAAACTTGCATTTTCCTCCTTCTGGAGGAAATCTTTATAGCTGGCCCCCTCTCCTGGATTGCAAAGCACGATTGATGGGATCCCTCCTTTAATTTGAACTGGCTTTCCGTATTTACAATTTGACTGCCAATCCTTTTGGGACCCAATGAGTTCTTTCCAGTGCTTTAGCTTTAGGTAGTGCGGGGGGACGTCATCGATGACGTTATATGCCACGTCATTTGAATAAACCCTGGAATTAAAATCCAGGTGTCCACTTAAATAGTTATGGGCCCCCAACGCACGAGCCCACATCGTCTTCCCCGTTCGACTATCACCCTCGATGATGATACTAACAGGTCTCTCCGGCCGCGCAGCGGCACCTCTCCCGAAATAAGCATCAGCCCAATCTTGAATCTCGTCCGGAACGTTAGTGAATGAGGATAGTGGAAAAGGAGGAGTCCATGGCTCAGGAGCTTTTTTGAAAATTCTATCAAGGTTACTTGATAGGTTGTGATATTGGAAGAGAAACTTTTCCGGCAGCTTCTCTTTGATGATTCTCATAGCCTCTTCCTTTGTTCCAGCATTTAACGCCTCAGCTGCAGCGTCATTAGCTGTCTGTTGACCTCCTCTAGCACTTCTCCCGTCGATCTGGAACACTCCCCATTCGATGGTGTCACCGTCCTTCTCGACGTATGACTTAACATCGGAGCTGGATTTAGCTCCCTGTATGTTTGGATGGAAATGTGTTGACCTGGTTGGGGATACCAGGTCGAACAGTCTGTTATTCGTGCAGTTGAACTTCCCTTTTCGATTGATAAGCACGTGGAGATGAGGGTGCCCATCGTCGTGTAGCTCTCTGCAGATCTTGATGAACTTCTTGTTAACTGGGGTTTGTAAGGCTTGTAACTGGGAAAGTGTGTCTTCTTTGGTTAATGAACATCGTGGATAAGTGATGAAATAATTTTTGGCTTTTATAGAAAAAGAACCCTTCCGTGGCATTTTTGTAAATAAGGCTATGTACCCCCAATTGGTTTGGCGTTCCCCCAATTGGTCTGGCTCTCAAAACTCTCATGAATTGGGGGAACTGGGGGAACTTATATACTAGAAGTTCCTAAGGGGCACGTGGSGSCCATCCGTTTAATATT